CGCCACACTAGTAAACTGCGTTCTAACGAGACGTGTTGCATCACGGCGGCTGATCTCCATCACACCATCGGCATAGCCCATCGCCCGCGTCCCCCGCAAGCGCTGCACTAGTTGCGAGATTGTCTCGCCCTGCACAATGCCCACGTTCAGTTGGTCAAAGATACGTTGCTCCAAGTTCACCGCTTGCCGCAGCCACCAGGTCGACACGGTGGCACTCAGCTCCTGACTGGTCACTACCGAAGGCACCAGCGTCTCGCGGAGCGTCCGCGCCAAGTTGCCCTGGCCTACCGCGTCCCGTTGTACCGCAATCTCCGCCTCCGCGACGAGCATCGTTTCCGTCTGTTGCGCTTCGAATACCACCAGCCGCGCTGCCGCGTCCTCCGTCAGAGTATCGAGCTGCGCATAGCGCGCTTGCACCAGGGGGCGCATCTCTTCATCCAAGAGTTGGCGCAGCACGAGCTGACGCGCGCGGAGCAACGCAGGGCCAGTAGGGTCCGCGCCACCAATGGCCTTCGCGAGATCGGCTTCAAGCAACGCCAAGAGTCGCAACGCCTCCCGGCGCACCCCAGATCCCACCCGCGCCGCGCGTAAATGCGCCTCTAGCACGGCATCAGCCAGCGTCGAGAATCACCCCTATCGCCGCCTTGAGCCGGCGCAGCAGCTCGGCATAGCCTTGCTGCCCATCGTCTGCGTGCGGGTCGAGGGCGCCAAGTGCTTGACGTACCGCTGCCTCACGGTTGACTTGCTGGCTATCCGTATGGCGCGAAACCTGGAGGTCTTCAATGCGAGTCGAGGGAGTAGTCACGAGGAGAACCTTTCGTCTTAGCAAGTATTATCGTCTGCCAACAGTACCTGTTTACACTTTTCAATCCACCACAGCATTTCGCGCTTATCCCCAAATGATGCAGCGAGATACAGCGCCCCATCTTCGAGTTCACCAAGAATCAAAACGCGGACACAGACAGCCTTGGCAGCTTCAAGGACGCGATCAACCGGAATATCCAACGTCGTGGGCGTGGAGAGCGTATGGAGCGTGCCCATCAGCCTGCCCCATTCAGCGGCATACTCGCGAGCATCTCCGCATCCCGAGTGCCTCCACGTACCGGCATGGCCGTCAGCGGCATTGTCAGCCCGCGCGCTTCCTGCTCAATGGCGATAAGCGTCTGTTCATCGTCACTTTCAACCCCGTACCGTGTCACTTCCCCTTTGCGCAAGTTCTCGTAGAGCGTCGCAAAGCTCATGCCGCCACTGAGCCAGGCGGCAACCAACTCGCGGAGCAACGTCGGATCCATCGTAGACGCCACGAGGTCCGTATTCAAGCGTATGCCAATGACCTCATCACGTGGCTGCTCTGTGATCCCGCGCCACCACGCATGGGTACGCAACGCCTGCGTCAACACCGCACTCACATTCGCAACCAGAGATTGCACCGGACTTTCGCTACCCTCAGTGCGCTGTAATACAGCCGTAGCGGTCTCAGGCACCAGCGGACGGCCTTCAAGCAACCGCGCGCCCAGAGACGCCATATTCTTTAAGTCGGCCTCCATGGCGCGTTCATGGCTCTGCAAGCCCTGCCCTTGGAACTCCAGCATCCCCACACGAGCCTCGGGATTCGGAATCGCCCAGGCCGTGGCGCTGCCGATTTCCAGCGTCGCATTGTCCGGAGTATAGCCTGTCACATAGGGCGTCGGGAGCGCCGTCAGGTGCAGGCCGTGCTCGTAGTCCGCGCTATGCCGGTAATGTTGGTAATTCACCTCGACCAGCGCTTCAAGCAACGACTTCTCAACACTCGGCTCCTGGCTAAACGGCGCCATGAAGAAGAAGGGGATAAACGGCAGCGGTTGCCCGTTGCGCGTCGGCACCCATCGGGCCACCAAATCGACTACTTGCTGGCCCATCCGCACCGCTGAGCCACCCTCACGTTCCCGCCACAAACTTACTTCGTAGTGCCCAGCATCGTCGAGACGCAATACGCGGTATTGCAGCGTGCCCGTCGTCACAAAGAAGTCCGGCGCAGGAAACGCGGCCCCTGGCGTTTCCAATACTTCCTTGAGCACCACGAGCGTCAACACGGTATCGCCCTCGCGCTGGGTTGTGCGCCAATTGGTAATCTCTTCCGGCCCCCACAAAACCCAGTACGGGCGGCTCGTAAACGACGGTGGCGTCATCTCCCCATCAGGCAACAGCACCGGGGCCGGGAAATCGACCAGCACGCCCGCACGCCCCATGAGGAGCGTCTCCCGGACGGCTTGCTCGGCAAAACTCGCTAGGGAGACGCCAGTGAGCGTAATATCCTGTATATCCACTAGCAACGCCTCTGGCCCAAGAATCTGCGGCTCTCGGCGAAACACTGAGCCAGTCAGTCCATGCACCGCGCGCTCTGTCGCTCCCAGGAAAATAGCCCGGTCCCGGTAGGCGTCATACTGTTCTTGCCGCCGCATGCCCGCAGGCCGCGCGAGATACCGCGTCCCGGCAGACTTCACTCCACGCGTAGCGCTCTGACGGTCCACAGCCCCCTTGACCGCGCCAGGGCCGGCATAGGCATCACGCAAGGCTTCCCAGGTGGATGAGTAACCGAGGTAGGAAGGGTGAAGGGCTGTAACAGACATTGTAACCTCGTAAACAGCATGCAGGCGTTAAAAGGACAACTCCAATGCACGCATGGGGCCTTTGTCATCGAGCATTAAGGCCGTTATCACCCAGACGCAGGCATCAAGCCTATTTGGACTCGGTAATCCTGCCCCAGGTTCCCAACTCGTCAGCTCGTCTTCCAGTGCCGCGAACATGCCGACGTGGTGACACCGCCGCTGCTCATAGAGCGACGACACCGGCTCAGCGCGCGCATATTTCCCCTGCGAAGCCCATACAGTACGAATCGCCACCGTCTTATCCAGCATGCGTAGCGTGGTTTCGGCCATCTCGCCACCATGATTCCGCTCGACAACCAACATATTTGCCTTGTGGCGATGGTACGCGCTAATCGCCTGGTGCGCCCATTGCATCGGCGTGCCACTGAGTGAGACATCTTCGAGCACATACCCATGCCCATCCTCGCCAAGGCCCGCCACGACAATCCCGGCATCATGGCCAGGATCGACACCCACGGCAATGCGGCGCAAAGGAGGAGCCTTCAGGACGCGGCAGGATTCCAGTAACGCATAGCTCCACAGCGCAAATTCGGACTCATCTAGCAACTCAGCATGGATTTCCTGCCGGCCAAGCCGTGTGCCTTCGTACCGCTCTCGGACGGCGGCAATAAAATCTTGGGACAGATTCACGGCATTCTCATAAGTCGATGCCTGTGTAAGCACAATGCGCCCAGCGCCAGACCGCGCTTCTGCGAGCATACGCCGAAACCAGGGAGACGGGCGTGGCGTCGTCGTCAAGACACACTGAGGGTGTGCACCCAGCCGCAACCCAAGGTCAAGATTCGAAAAGCATTCATCGAGATAGGCATACTTCGCGATTTCATCCGCCCAGACAATATCATGGTTGGGGCCGCGGAGCTGGTCCGGGCTATCTCCAGAGTACGTCTGCGCAATCGCCCCATTATGCCAGGTAATGCGACGTTTACTCGGCTCATACAATGGCTTGTCATTGGGAGGATACACCGACAATAAACCACTATGCCCCTCAACAAGGACGTCCCGCACATCCCCAGCCGTTTCAGCAATGAGCCCAATGCGCTTCGCCCCTTGCGCTACCTTCATGCGGACCCACTCTGCCCCCGTCCTGGTCTTGCCCGCGCCGCGCCCGCTCGAAATCAACCAGAAGCGCCATGACCCAGAAGGGGGGAGTTGCGAAGGCCGCGCCCAAAACTGCCAATCCCAACGCAAGACACTTTGTCCCGTGACGTCAAATTGCTTCAAAAGAGCTTGCTGCTCACGGGCAGGCAATTGCGCAAGCAGTTGTGCGGGGGAGAGGGGGAAGTCTTGGAGGCCCGTAGACATATTACTCCTCAATGTAACGAATACGTCCGGCCCTGATTGGCGATGCATCGGGATCCTCAGCAACAGGCTCAGCACCTGGTTCTCCCTGATACCGTGCAGTCAGTGCACCCATGAGTTGCTGAAATTCCGCACTCGCCACGGATGCATCATAGACACTCGTCCCGTCAGGCCGCACTTCCGCGACACGATCCGGCACCTTGAGCCCGGTCACATACCAGCAGCGTTGTGCCATAATGCGCAAGACTCGATCGATCGACGCCAGCTGGAACGGCCCCGTCGTCGTCGCCTGCTGCCACAGGCTCAGCATAAGCCGGTCGAGGCGTTCCAACTCCAAGGCTCGCACTTCGTCCGCAGGCTCTTGGAGCGTGGCAATAAGCGCGCGCTTAATCAGCGTGTATACGG